AGATGAGGCAACCCACGAGTTTATTGGAGAGTTGCAGGATATGCTCACAGAAGTGAGAGCCTGGGCAGAAGAGGAGCTTGAAGAGATGAAGGCAGCCAAGCCTAAGTTGAAGAAGACTCTTGGACCCTTGCAGGAGTATCGTCCCTGGGCTGAAGAGATCGACGACGAGGGGGAAGACATGGGTACTCTCTCGGTACGGTTCAAGAAGGCTGCTACATTCAAGGACAAGAAGAGTGGGAAGATTATCAAGAACAAGGTCAACCTGTTTGATGCTAAGGGGAAGCTGATCAAGAAAGCTATCCCGGTGGGCAACGGTTCCAAGATCGTCATTGAATACTACCCTTCACCCTACCTTCAGATCACCAACAATGTTCCTACCTATGGCCTCTCACTGAAGTTGAACAAGGTGCAGATAGTTGTACTGGAAGCCTTTGGTTCAGATACCACAAGTAACTTTGCTACTGTTGAAGATGGGTTCGATGCTGAGGAATATGAGGGTTATGATGATGATGCTGGCAATGGCAGTGAAGATGTTGAAGAAGCTGAGAATGTTGAAGAAGGAGATGCAGACTTCTAATCATGGTTAAATACAGTAATCGGTTCGACGCTCGCAAACGGAAGCATAGATCCGGTCTGGAAGATAAGACAGCTTTGTATCTGCAAAGAGCTAAAGTAGAGTATGGGTACGAGGCCGTGAAGATCAAGTTTGTACGACCTGCACGGCTTTGTACCTATACTCCTGATTGGGTGCTGTGGAGTAATGGGATCATCATTGAGACTAAAGGTATCTTTGACTCTGATGACCGTAAGAAACACATGCTTATCAAAGAACAGCATCCTGAATTAGATATACGCTTTGTCTTTTCCAATGCCCAGACCAAGCTCTATAAAAAATCTCCTACTTCCTATGCTGACTGGTGTATCAAAAATGGGTTTATCTACGCAGATAAGGTGATTCCTACGGCGTGGTTCAATGAGCCCCCTCTCCCTTACTTGGATAAACTGAAACGTCTAGGAGTGGTAACTTATGAAAAACAGAAACAAGGTAGTTCTTGAATACCTCAAACAAGGGAACACACTGACCACACTCCAAGCTTCACAGCTCTTCAATATCACAGGGCTTCCTGGTGTGATCTTTAGACTTCGGGAACAGGGCTGGATGATCGAGGCAGAGATGAGGCAGTCCTTTCATGGCTCTACCTATGCCGTGTACAGAATGCAGCCCACTACTAATAGGAAGGTCTTTGGACTATGAGAGTGCAGGGAGCTACAGGAGGGTCTTTTGTAAGGCATGAACCTTGTGAGAAATGTGGCTCTAGTGACGGTAAGGCTGTGTATAGTAATGGCACAGCCTTTTGTTTTGCCTGTGAAACCTACTTTCGTGGTGAAGAAGGTAAGGAAGTCAAAGCTCCACGCACTACACTCAATAAGTTTCTTATACCTACCTCACGTTTCATGCCTTTGTCTAAACGGGGAATCAGTCAGGACGTATGTCACAAGTTCCGCTATCATATAGGGCAGATCAAAGGAAAGCCTTGTCATGTGGCAGACTATAACTCCAACGGTAAGGTAGTGGCACAGCACCTGCGCTTTGCTGATAAGTCTTTTGCTTGGAGAGGGCAAGCCAAGATAGAGAACCTTGAACTCTTTGGGCAGAGTCTATGGGCTGAAGGAGGTAAGAAGCTTGTAATCACGGAAGGGGAGATTGATTGTATGTCCATTGCCATGTGCTATAACTGGCCCGTGGTGAGTCTTCCTAGCGGTTCACAGTCTGCTGAGAAAGCTATCAAAGCTAACATGCTCTTTATCTCTTCCTTTCAAGAGATCATCCTGGCCTTCGATGATGATGAACCAGGGGAAGAAGCTGTTGAGAAAGTAGTCACCCTGCTTCCTGTAGGCAAAGTCAAGCGTATGACCTTTGGAGGTTACAAGGATGCCAATGAACTCTACCTAGCCAAGGGTAAAGCTGCTCTGGTTTCTCGTATCTATGAGGCCAAGCAGATACGTCCTGACGGTATCGTTAATGGGAAGGATCTGTGGGAAGAGCTGATCAAACCTCACACTCCAGGCTTTGACCTACCATATCCCAAGCTCTCTTCAATGCTCGATGGACTCTCAAAGAAGAAGCTCTACATATTCACTGCTGGTTCTGGTATAGGAAAAAGTACACTAGTGAACGAATTGGCATACTATCTAGGCCAGGAACACGGATGTAAGATAGGTGTCATGGCCCTTGAAGAATCTGTGAAGGAAGCTGCTGAGCGGTATCTGTCAATCAGGCTGAATACAAGACTCTCAAGAGGGCGTAACAAGGTTGATGTCAAGAAGCTTAAGGAAGCTTATGATGCTACTGTAGGGAATGGTAGTTATGTGTTCTACAACCATTGGGGTTCTCAGAACATTGATACACTCCTCAGTAAGATCCGCTTCATGGCTGTAGCCGAGGGTATTGATTTCCTGGTGCTTGATCATATCTCCATCATTGTATCTGGTCTTGATGATCACTCTGATGGAGGGGAGCGTAAGCTGATTGACAAACTGATGACCAAGCTCAGATCCCTGGTTGAAGAAACAAAGATAGGGGTGCTGGCTATTGTACACCTTAAAAGGCCATCTGGAAGTCGAAAGAGCTTCAATGAAGGTGGCACAGTTTCACTTACAGACCTTCGAGGTTCGGGCTCTTTGGAACAGCTATCTGACGTGGTTATAGCTATGGAGAGGGACCAGCAGGTTGAAGAGGAAGAACGGAAGAATGAATCGAGGCTCCGTGTACTTAAAAACCGTGGGGTAGGTCTGACCGGACCTGCTGACACTTTGATATACAATGAAGAAACAGGAAGGCTCTATGTCAAAGGACAGGAACCTTTTATGAAGGCGGTGGATAATGATGATTTTTAATCACCAAGGAGAGTATGGCAAAGGAGACAACATCCTTGTCTTTGATATAGAAACAGACGGACTTCTTGAAGAGGCCACCAAGGTACACTGCATGGTTATCTCCGACCTGGAAGGTAACTACAATATCTATGATCCAGAGCACAAGAGTATTGAAGAAGGGTTGGAACTGTTGAACTCTGCTGATGCTATAGTGGCTCATAATGGTATTGGCTTTGATGCTCCTTGTCTCACTAAGCTGTACACCAAAGAGGTCTTTCATCCTAAGAGAGTGGAAGACACTATGATCTACTCAAGGCTTGTTTTTCAAGACGAGAAGGGAAAGGATTATAGCCGTCATAAGAAGGGGTATCTTCCACCTAAGCTTATTGGTTCTCATAGTCTCAAAGCATGGGGTTACAGACTCGGTGAATTTAAGGGAGACTACGGAGAGAAGGAAGATGCCTGGGCTGAATGGTCTCCTGAGATGACCGAGTATTGTGTACAGGATGTTCGGGTACTGTTGAAGCTCTATCTTAAATGTCGTGAAAATGTGGTGTCATGGGACGCTGTAGAACTAGAGCACAAGACCGCAGAGATTATTGAACGGCAGATGAATCATGGTTTCTTGTTTGATGTAGAGAAGTGTCAACGGTTACACGTCCAGTTATTAGAACGAAAAGAGGAGCTGGAAAGTTCACTAGTGAACTCTTTTGGTACACTGTTTGTGAAGAATGGTGGGGGTGTCTTCACTCCTAAGAAGACCAACCCCAAGAAAGGATACATTGCTGGTGCTTCTATGTGTAAGATCAAGGAAGTACCTTTCAATCCTGGGAGTCGTGCTCACTGTGTGCGGATGTTGCACAACAAGTATAACTGGGAACCGGATAAGTTTACTGAAGCAGGTACGCCTATCATTGACGATGATGTTCTACAGGGGCTGGCTTCACAGTATCCAGAAGCTGCTCTCCTTGCTGAATACTTCATGGTCAACAAGCGTATTGGACAGGTAGGTGACAGATCCCAAGGTTGGTTGAATACCTATAACTCATTCGATAACCGTATCCATGGGTATGTAAACACGATGGGAGCGCGGACTTTCAGGATGACACACAGTAAGCCTAATGTGGCTCAGGTTCCTTCTGGACGCTCACCTTATGGTAACGAGTGTAGAGAGTGCTTCACTGTTCCTAATGGCTACAAGCTGGTGGGCTGTGATGCAAGTGGGTTGGAGCTGAGGGGCTTGGCTCACTATCTGGCTAGGTATGATGGAGGGACTTATGCCAAAGCTGTAGTTCATGGTTCCAAGGATGAAGGAACTGATGCCCATACTCTCAACATGAAAGCATTGGGTATCAATTCAAGAGACGATGCCAAGACGTGGTTCTATGCTTTCATCTATGGGGCAGGGAACACTAAACTTGGTGCGGTCCTTGGTAAGGGACCACGAGCAGGAGGCACAGCCAGGAAAGCCTTCCTCAAGAACATGCCCGCTTTTGGGAGACTGACCAAAGCTATTGAAGCTAAGGTGAAGGCACAGGGCTACTTACAAGGACTGGACGGGCGTGTACTGCTTGTACCTTCCCTGTACAGTGCGCTGAACACTGTCAACCAGAGTGCCGGAGCTATTATTATGAAGCGGGCTCTTGTTATCCTGGATGATATGCTGATGAATGAGTGGGGTCTTAAACCTTTTGGTGAAGACTATGAGTTTGTAGCTAATATCCATAAACATCATTGTGGCATTAGGGAGTAATCCCTATTGAAAACTAGGTGAATTCGGTGAAACCCAGAACGGGCAATACCGAGCCAAGCCTGCTTAAATGGAGATACAGTATAGTGAAAGATGTGATCTTTAGAAGGACCAGTACAGGATGTGTCATTCCTACTTCTCATAAATTAAATCCTGATGGATACTTTAGAAAGTGTATAGATGGTAAACTAACTATGTATCATCGTTATGTATGGGAAGTGTTTCATGGTCCTATTCCTTCTGGTTATGAAGTAGATCATATTTGTAGGAACAGAGCTTGCTGTAATCCAAACCATCTACAGTTACTTGATAGGACAAGTCACCTTGTAAAAACTAATAAGGAAAGATATGCTGACAGGTTTCAAGAAGCTAAAACTTATTGGTTTGAACATAAGTGTACTGGTACGTTTTTAAGTAAGTTGTTTGATGTTACAACCTCTTGTGCTTGTCGTTGGATAAGAGGTTGGAAGCAGGAAGGTGTAGAGACTATCCCGAAAGGGAGTAGGGCAGATAAGCCCGAAGCGCCTAGCCCCTTGTAAAAGGGTGATGATATAGTCCGACACTCTCAGGAATGGGAGACTAACAGAAAGGATGAGTTCCAGATAGAGGTCAAGGAAGAACATGCTGAGCTTGTAGGTCAGTGTGCTCGTGAAGCTATGCAGCAAGCAGGGATCTACTATGATCTGCGCTGTCCCTTGGATGGTGACTATGCTATAGGTGAATCCTGGAAAGATACACATTAACACTAGAGGGACATATAATGAAAGCACAGAAAAAACGATTGATGTTCAACACTGTTGACGATTACAAACGGGCTCTGGACATTGCTACTATTGCTATTGAAGAGTGGAATGAGGCACGAGGGTTGACTTCCTTTGATCCGATCTTTGAAGCTCAGTTATTTCTTGAAGAACTTCAAGAAGTAGTGGAAGCTTCCACACTTGCTGAACTCTTTTGTGAGTTGGCTGACTGTCATTTTGTTCTCAAAGGATCTCAGTATAAACTCGAAATGAGTGAGCTGACTGAAAACTATTGGGAATCTTTGGAGCAGTGCTTGGATCTTATTGGGAAGATGTATATAGAGCAGTTGGAGATCACTCCTGAAGACTTTGGAGTTCTCTTCTACAACGCACTGGTAGTGGTGATTGGTAATAACTATCGAAAGCCCCTGCGCAGTAAAGATGAAAATGGAAAGGTAGTCAAAGGAAAGAGAGTGAAGAATCCTGTGACTCTTTTTAAGCCTATTTGTGAAGAGCTTGGTTATGATCCTGAGATGCTTGTTACTACGCCTGAAGGTCTGGCTGAGGAAGTACAGATCCTTGCTAGAGGGCTTGCAGCTATTCAGTAATGAAAGGAGAAGTGATATATGAGATTGAAAATTGGTACTCTGTTGGAACTACAGTCACCTGATACATACATTACAGGTCTCTCTAAAAACCAGGTACTTGAACTCTGGCTTAATAAGGAACCGATTGTCTTCTTGAAGTCCAATGGGGGCACTATGCTCCTCATAGCTATTCCTGCTTGTATGACAATATGTTGGATTCACAAGGACCACTTCAAGATGCCTCCTGAAAAAGCGTTCACTAGTGAACCCCTCGAAAAAGAGAGTGTGGATATGGTCAATCATCCTCCTCACTATCTCGATCTTGGTATGGAGGTGAAGGACATTATCAAAGAGGTAGTCACATATACCTTTGGGAGTAGAGCCTATAAAGCTTACTGTCTTGGTAATGAACTCAAGTACAGACTGAGGGCTGGACATAAAGGGGATGCTGTACAGGATCTTGAAAAGGCTGCCTTCTATAGGGAAGAGAGGTACAAGTCATGAATTGTGTTATATTAGCTCGTGCACTGACCGGACCTGCATTGATGCGGGAGGCTTGTAGTATGACTACGAGGGGTGAGAAGCAGTCTACTATCTCTTTGGAGGCTATATACAGGTGTGAGCATAGCCCTATCCGTACACAGCTTTTCTGGATCGAGATGTATAACATTCCTACCTATGTGTCTGTTCATTTTGTACGGCATAAGGTAGGTGTAGAACATTTTGTACAGTCTAACCGGACAGATCGTGGGGGATCGGATGACCTTACTCGTATGGCTCCTGTTAATCATGGGATGCTTGTTAATGCACAGGCTCTTATCCAAATGGCTCGAAAGAGGCTTTGCCATAAAGCTGATGAAAGAACACGGGAAGTTATGAAGGAGATCAAGAGAGCAGTAGGGCGTGAAGATCCTGATTTGGTTCCTTTTATGGTGCCTGAGTGTGTGTATCGCAACGGGCTTTGTCCTGAACTTAAACCTTGCGGGAAAACGCAAGTGAGGGGAGGTGTATCATAGGTTTCTTTAGCTTCCTTGGGGGCCTTATCAGTCCGATCACGACTGTGGTTAAAGGCTATCAAGAACGGAAGAAGGTGAAGCTTGAAGGCGAGTTAGCTATACAGAAAGCTAAGACTGAGGCTACTGTGAATCGTCTCAAGACTGTAACCGAAGGTGACATTGCCTGGGAGAATACACAGATCAATCAAGGAGGGTGGAAGGATGAGTATTGGACTATCATTCTCTCTATTCCTTGTATTCTGTGTTTCATTCCAGACATGTATGAGTACGTCATTCGGGGCTTCAATGCTCTTGATAAGACACCCGAATGGTACAGATGGATGGTTGGTGTGAGTGTCAGTGCCTCGTTTGGTTATCGTAAACTGGCTGACTTTATGAGTCTGAAGAAAGGAGCATAACAGTATGAAAGAACTTAAAAAAGATTGTAAGACATACACAACAAAAGAAGGGTGGGCACTGCTCAAAGTGTTTCCTACTGCTACTCCTGTTCTTGTGTTTGAATTGAACAAGAAGACTTTGAAACCTTTTGAAGAGAGTGATAGTTCACTTATCTCTAGGGAAGGTATAAAGAAGATCAAAGGTTTGGAAGCCAAACTGAGAAGTATTTATGGCATCCTTGAACCCCTTATTTTCTATGTATTTTGCAATACAAAGACAGGTGAGATAGTGATTGTAGACTTCAGAAAAGAAGATGGAGCACAGGCCAGCACATGGTCCAGATACTTGTGTATGAGTCTTTTCAAAGAATAACCCGGCCGTCAGGATCAGGCGGCAGAAAGGCACACATGAAAGAAGAACCCCGCGAATTGCCGCCTGTATCTCTGCACGGCGTTGTTCTGCCTCCTGATTCTGAAAACCAAAGCGGAAGGAAATAGCGATGAACATTCAAGAAATGCGGATGCTGAAAGAAAAGCTGGAATCTTCGATTGCGGAAGAACTCGGATCGTTTTGCAGGCAAACCGGGCTTGTCGTTTCGGATGTGCGAACGGAAGCGCATTTCGTTCACGATGCAAGCGCGAAGCGCATAGCATCGCCGGTTTATACCGCAGCGGTTCGAGTTGAGCTATAGGCAGAACGATTGAGTTAAAGCGCCGACTGAAAGTTTAAGTACAGATTGGGACAATGAAAAAGTCCGCAAGGTTATTTGCGCCCACCAAACAGCACACGAACTCTTTCTGAGGGAAATATACGATGAACCGGAATAGTGAAGACCAATGGCAATGTCCTTTTTGCAAAAGCATCGGGACTTTCGAGCCTACTTATCTTGGGGCGTTCCCGCATGTTTACCAATACACATGCACAGAATGCGGGGTGTCCGGCCCAACGGGAAACGGACAAACAAAAAAGGCAGCAATCCTCGATGCAAAGAATG